CAACGATTCCGATCTGTCGAGTCTTGCAGCTACTGATGTAACTCATAGCTCTGACATTTCTAGCTTGGCGACTAGCCTTGGCGGAGGTACAGCACAACTTGATTCTGACATTTCCAGCTTGGCTTCAGCCTCTAGCTTGGAATCCAGCCGTCGTGACTCTGATGTATCCAGCTTGGCTAACACAGTTACAACCAACGATTCCGATCTGTCGAGTCTTGCAGCTACTGATGTAACTCATAGCTCTGACATTTCCAGTTTAGCAGGAACGATCACAAGTAATGACTCTGATCTGTCCAGTCTTGCAGCTACTGATGTAACTCATGATTCTGACATTTCCAGCTTGGCTTCAGCTTCTAGCTTGGAATCCAGCCGTCGTGACTCTGATGTGTCCAGCTTGGCTAACACAGTTACAACCAACGATTCCGATCTGTCGAGTCTTGCAGCTACTGATGTAACTCATAGCTCTGACATTTCTAGCTTGGCGACTAGCCTTGGCGGAGGTACAGCACAACTTGATTCTGACATTTCCAGCTTGGCTTCATCTTCTAGCTTGGAAGCTAAACAGGTTGATGCTGACGTATCTAGTCTCGCAGCGTTAATTACAACGAATGATGTATATGCTCAGACTGTAAGCCTAGAAGATGCATTCAATAATGAACAAGCATTCGTAACGATTGACTATAGTCAGGCAGGATTCGCAACTCCACCTTCAGTGGTTGGAACAATGATAAGCTTCGAAGCAGACGACCCAATTATGGGCGTTCAATTGAGCGGACAACCTACTACAACTAGTGCTACATTTGTATTCTCGGATGAACTTCCATCCACAGGATATAAACTGGAAGTGCTATCTGCAGTTTAATCGCTACTTATTAACCCTTAACCTAGACGACCCCTTCGGGGGTCGTCTTTTTTTGTGTAAATTACAATTATGGAAGATATAGATGATTTATTTAAAAACTCCTCTAGCGTAGAGATTGAAAAATATATATCAACCGAAAAGAATAAATCTCGGTCCAAATCAATATTAGAGCAAAAATTCAAAAAACTCAAGCACAAAATATCTTATCTAAACATGGAGTACGATGAGCTCATGAGTTCTTTTGAGACGGCTAAGCAAACCTTTATATCTACCATGTTTGAATATTGCGCGCGAAAAGAAATATCGCCGCCATTTGAAAATGGCCCGCAAGATAAAAAAAACAACAAAAAGAAAACCAACAAAGAAGTAAAAGAGTTATACCGCGAAATTGTCAAGCAAACACATCCAGACAAAACAAAAGGTCTCTCAGAAGAAGAAATTGAAGCCCGCGCCGAACTTTATCATGAAGCAAGCCAAGGCAAGGATAGTGGCGACTTTAATAAAATATTAAAAGTTGCACTAAATCTTGATATAGAAATAGAAGATGTAAATACTGAGCTAATTATTACGGTCGAGCAAGAGATCGATAAAATGCAAGAAAAAATACAAAGTATCCAAAAAGATATTATGTACAAGTGGTATCACTGCTCGCCAGAGCAGAAAAAAAGTATCTTTGAACAGCTCACCAAAAAAAGCAAGCCCAAGAAGTGATCAGATAGGCGCGTCTTTGCCCGCTATCTGCGAAGGAATGGATCCATACATGTTATATGAATGAATCATCCTCTTGAGGTCTTCTAGGGCCTCCTTGGAGGCATCCTGAAAGAGTTTAGCGGAAGTATTCTTGGAGCTTGCTGTGGGTATTGATCTTTTGATAGAACTGTCACCTTCTCGAAGTTCCGTCCAATCAGTTGGTTGAGCATTAGCTTCATTAGAATAAGAGGTATCAGTGGCGCTTCTTAACGTATTACGCGCTTGCTTTAAAAGATAATCCTTTAGATAGAGTTGAGTAAATATAGCTTTCTCTTCATACTTTAACTCGGGAATCACTTCATCTTTAGTTTCGTCAAGCTTAAAATCTGTATTAATTAATATATTAAGCTCTCCAATATTTGCTTCAAGGTAGCCAGAAATAAGCAGAGATTTACTTTCTCTGTCTATTTCAGATGTATGATCACCGAACTCGATATCCCAAATTTCATACCCAAGCTCGCCTAATTGATTCATTCGCCGTTCAGTATTTTAAGAATTTTTTTTGCTCGAGCTGAATTTGGGTCAACAATAGGCTTACTGGAACTTGCAGCTCCATATCTGCCATGAGTACGATTTTCATATTCTTTTAAAAGTTTATTTTTAAGTGTTGCTTTTGTGCCAGATGGAAATACACCTGCATTCACTGCAATTTCTTGCAATTGAGATAAGCTCATACTAGTGACAGCTTCGTCAAATTTTTCCCCACTAGCTACACTAAAAGGATCTCTACTTTTAACACTCATTAATTCTTCAACAGTTTTAGCTAACTTTTTACGACTGCTTACTTCTTTTCCGTCTGCATACTGCATTGGTTTTTCGTTAGTTGGTTTCTTTGTAGTTTTTCTTTTATTTGTGGCCATAATTATTCCTTATTTTAAAATTGTATACACATATAATAACTATTATAAACAAAAAAATCCACCAAAAGGTGGATTTTTTTATAAAGTATATTGTAGAACAATATCTTACACTATGATACCAAATAGAGCTCGGTTATCAAGAATCATGCGACCCTCTTCAACAGAACCATAGTAACCAATTTTGGACTGACGAACACTGTATTGATCATCAGCGACAAGAGAGAACTCGGAACCAGTTTCAGAATCGGTAGCAACTGCACGAAGTAGAGACTCAACACGCTTATCAAGACCAATAACAATTTCGTTGTTAGCCTTAGCGAAGGTTTTTGCTGTCACGCTGCCGTTGGAAGCATATGCTGCAAACAATTCATTGAAACGTTGACCTTTGCCCATTTCTTGAAGCTCCATGATATTGATACCATAGAATTCAGGAATGCCAGCGTTGCTGTAGATAGCTTCACGCATGCTGTCGGTAGCAGGAATGTCAGTTCCAGCAGGTGAATTTGTGTTAATTGGGTTGTAAGCCATTTCACGAAGGCCTTGTACGATTTCAGGAGAAACGATAAGATCGGTTACTCCACGACCGCCAATGCCACCTTCAGGTGTACCACCAGTCCAAGCTGTATTGATGCGTTTACCGAGAGTAAGAAGTTTGTTAAAGTCATCAAGAATTAAGCGGCCATTTGTATTAGCTGTTCCTTGATTTTCTGCTTCGATAATATGGTCTTTACCCTTTGTGCTAGCTTCAGCCAAAGCTCCAAGTATAAGACTTGCAGAATTGCGCTCTTGCTTCATCAAGATTTCTTGAGCTACGCGAGTAAAAGATTTGCTAACAACATCCATGCGTGAACGTTGAGCATAACGTTTGTCGAAATCAACAGCACTATCGAGACGATAGGTTGTGAATTTCATTTCACCACCGATAGGAGTAACGGTGTTGGTTGGCAAACCACCAGGGACGGCTTGACTCCAAACAGTTACATAATCTTCATCAGTGATGTCATAGTAAAGATCCATTGGGATACTGGGGCTTTCATCAGCGCTAAATGCAAAGTTGCTAAACAAGTTACTAAGAGTAGGAGCTTGATTGATAACTTTCGCAAGCACAGGTCCAATAAATTCTGCGAGAGCAACTTGAGCTTGATAAGCAACATCACGATTTTTCGATGCCATTGCCTTGATAAGCTCGACTTGTTCTTCAGTTCTTTTTAATGTAATTTTCATTTTTAAATTTTACCTTTCTTTATTAAATTATGCGCAATCGATTTTTACGATGTAGTAATGTCCGCTTTGATATCCAGCCTTGCCGAACACATTAGTTCCGCCTTGAGATCCAGCATCATCATTTCTGTATCCAGATGCAAGAACAGTACCGATTTTATTAGCACCAGCAGGAACAACTCCGCCAGCTACACCACTTGCTCTACCTTCAGAGTAAGGAACGAGAGAGTCTCCAACAGCAGGAGATCCAACAATAGCTTGATCAGTCAAGGAAATCATTCCTTTAGAAAGAACAGGTACAGCCTCACCAGGAAGAACTCCAAACAATTCATCTTTCTTGATAGGATTGTAAAGAAGATTTTCTCCAAGCTCGTCACGAGCAACAGTTTGACGAAGAGTAACTCCGATGCATGCATCTCCAGATGCGCCAACTCCAGTTACACTCAAAGCAGTTTGAGGGTAAATGTTGCGACTAACATGTGGATAATCAGTTTTGCCAAGCAAACTGTCTGGGTTACTTGCGATATCGACTGGATCCCAGTCGCCAAGTGCGGGATTTAAAGCTCCGTTAGCAACCTTTACAAATACTCCAGCGTCACCCTGAGGGGTGGATCGCTTTTTGGAGTCAGAAAGATTGATGAAATCACTTAATTGTCCAGCGCTTCTATAAATATTTACAACGTCATGTTCGTCATAATCACGAAACGGTAATAGTCTAATAGCCATGTTATTTTATTCCTTTATTTTAGTAGTTAATGGTTAAATTGTCTTCCGAGAAAGCTTGTTTAAATTTGTCTTTCAATGAAAGCTCTTCTTCGGATGAGTCAGCGTTATTGTTTGCTACAACTTCTTCCTCTACGGATACATTGTCGATAGCTTCTTCAACAGCTTCGTCTTCTGAGGAATTTTCACTTTTTAATTCAGCGATGCGCTGCTCAACTGCTTCAGCAAGCTTTGCATTAAATTCTTCCTCTTGTTTTGCGATAAATTCTTTATTTTGATGCTTTAATACAACTTCAAGCTTTTCTTGGAATGTTGCGAATGATTCATCAGACTCATCAAGGTCTTTTAATTCATTTGCGACTACCTTGCGGCTTTCGTCGTTAAGCTCATAAATGTCTTCGATTACGGACATTCTCGAATCAAATCGAGCAATAGCCTCTTGTTGTTTTTGACCTTGTTCTAATTCCGATACTCTTTCAGTCGCAGCGCTAAGCTGTTCCTGAAGTTCCTTGACCGCTTTAGCATTTTCTTCTGCAGCTTTTGAAAGTTCAGCTTTCTCATTTTCAAGCCTTTCTTTTTCAGCAGTAAAAGATTCATTGCGCTCAAGAATCGCATCGTTAATAATTTTAGATACAGTGGCCACGGCTTCTTCGGAAAATTTCTTGTTAGAAACCTTGTCCTCTAAAGCTGACACTAAATTGTTTAAAATTTCGTTATTGTCCATAATAGTACTTTTTTTGTTATTTACATCAGAAATGTCGATTTGTGAAATATTTTTTTCATTTTTCTCAATTTTATTTTCATCTTTTTTATCAGAATGAGCCACAACCCCTTTAACATCAGCTGCTGGATTTGAAGTAAAACCTATGCCCAGCGGAAAGATTTCTCCAGTAATTAAGCGGTGAATGGGAGCTCCATCTTTTGTTTTTCCTTCTCCGCCCAATGCTTTTAAGTTTCCTTTTAATTCTTCAATAGCCTCCTCGTCATCAATAATTTGAGCTTCAGATAAATCATCGCTTCCGACAGCCAGAACAAAATCATTGAAACCAATTTCCCAGCTAGCGGAAACAGCATGATAAAGATCACTCTCTTCATCAATGGATTGTTCGATTAAATTTGCAAATTCTGGATTTACAGATTTATAAACTAATGAAGCTAATGCTATATTATAGGGTTCGTTTTTTTCAAGAGCTTCGTCTTTAGATAAAATTTCATTGGTTTCTTTATCGGCAAAAGAGGCTGATACTATATGCCCAACAACCTTTTGCTTTTGATGCTCAATGTTTGTGGGCTTATGTTTAAATTGGTCTAATATTTTTACGGCAGACTCCGAGCTTATTCCATCTCCATTACGATTAAATTTATTTACCACTGCAGCATTAAATGCGATTGCCATTAAATCTATGTTTTTATCCAAGTCAACATCTTCTGGAATTAATGATTTGAGCGAATCTAATGATGCTTCACTGATATTAAGCTCTGGAGAATTTATGTCAGCAGAAGCGAGCAGTATATCTGAAAATTTAGCGGTATACTTGAAATCTTTTTTCATATCTTTTATATAAGTACACTAATTATTGTTTTTACTGTGATATAAAATTGCGGAAGGATAATCAGTTAGCTCGTGCTCTGCAGCAATCTCCAATACTTCATGCATTGGATTTAGTTTTTCAATATTATCAGCATTTTTTATACAGCTCAATAATGTTCTTTTCCACTGATTTTTATTTTTAGCGCATATTACAGACTCGCAAAGTTTAGACACAACATCTTTTTGTTGGTCGGTCATATCTGTTAAGTTTTTATTTTTCTTAAAGTTAGTCTCGGCATAAGATTGAAAATCTTCAATATCATATATAACAGATTGAATACTTTTTTGGTTATAATTTTTTGATGCATTCAATGGAATTTGAGTTGTTCCATTTGGTCGACCTGCAGATTTAGGTGTCGTATTTTTAGTTTCGTTTTGTTTTTTAACGTTTTGTTTCTGCATTTCTGCTTGTTGATCCATTTGCTCTTCCTGCAAATCTCGATCCTTTTCAGATTGTACGCTTTCAATCATCGGTATTCCTCCAACCAATGGATTATAGAAACCTTTTTCTCGCTGCTCTTTATAAGTTTCCTGAACTTGAGACAACTCTCTTGGCTCTGGATATATGCCTGTCTGCATAGCTTTAATGCCTTGCTCTGGAGTAAGTATTCCGATTTCCAGTAATCGAGTAATCACTCTATGAAACTGAACCTCATCCTTAATATCAATTTCCTCAAATTTTGCAGTAGGATAAGATTTTAATCCCATATTACGGCATATCTCTTTAATTTGTGGTTGAAGGAAATCGTTAAGAAAAGCATTGCGAGATTCTTTTAGTCGTTCTAAGAAAATTTCAGCTTTGATTTGAGTGTTTGAAAACTTTTCACTACCCACAATAACATTCTGCAAACCTTCTTTAATATCTTCATTTACAATTTTGTATTTTTCTGAGCCAATAACTTTATTGAGATCAGGAATAACAAACTGAGCTTTAGTTGTGTAATCTGCGATAAGAGCTCTACCGACACTCTCGTTTTTAAATAACTCTTGCATCGCCTTGAGGTTGTTTGGGTTAACTCCACCTTTATCAGGATCAGTACCCATTGTAATCAGCAGAATAACATTTTCAACTGTGCGACAAATGGCTTGGTCTATTTTCTTGAGCTCTAACTTCCAATTGATGTCTTCCAATACAGGAAATCCAAAGGGAATAGCAAAAGGTTCATAATCTTGTTTTTTATAAAATGAATAAATTAATTTTTCTGGATTTAATTCTATTTT